AAAATTCAGCGAATTGCTCTCTGAGTGGGTGGTACTTACAATTCTCTATTATAGATAATTGTCGTAGAGCTACCATCTTTGGACCCCATATTTCAGGGTCATAGAAGCGTTCTTGTTCACACAGCCTACCTAAAGCTCTATAGGTTGAGTAAACACCTACACATATGCCGTTAATTCTATATTTATTATGATGCCACCTTCTTAAATATGTGCAGTCTTGTGTGCTTGCATACTGTTTGTCAAAGTTCATCTCTTGACCGTGGCTACTGTATGCCTGCATTACATCTTCCACTTTGATACCTGGATATGATAAAATACCATCATCACCAAGACATTGTGAATTTGGGTTTAATTGTTGATGAACTGATTGTGCTGCTTCATATTGAAGAGCTCGATGAACTAAGGTTTCATCAAAATTAGTTCCGCCGCTTCCGGAACCCATCCCGTGCTTACCATAAACCATTTCGTTTTCTGAAATGGCTAGAGGAATCATAAATTTAACTGGGAATACTTCTTTTAACCAATAACGGCTCTCAGCAGAATCATTCAAAAGCTGAGAAATGATGTTCTTTGCGCATTCTTGCATAACACCATTAAAATGTTGGTCAAACTTTGAAAAGTCGGTACAAACTATCAAATCTTTAGGGCTCTTTGTATCAAAAAGTTTGGTAATTCTTTCATCTACAGATTCCATGCTAACCCAAGCAGGGACTAGGTTATATCTTTGTGCAAGCTCAATACCTAGTTGATAGACTTGTAGTTCACAGATGTTTACAGAGTAAGGAAACATGAAAATTACTCTTTGTTTAACATCTGCAGGTTTTGGACCACCTTCTTGGCCTCTCCATCCTAATACTGCACAGGATAAATAGTCATGTAATGGTAAGTGTTGGACAATTTCCTTGCCCTTTATTTCTAATGAACATGGCATTGTTTTATCTGTGACATCTCTACGTTTTGTAAAGAATGGACTACCAGATGAAGTTGACTTCTTCATTTTGTCAACTACTTGCATTTGTGTCCTTGGTTGCAAGCCGCTTAACTTGCACCCATTCTCTAAGCACTGCCGCTTCTGCAGAGTGAGAAATAGGTTTTGAATCAAGGAGAATAGATTCATAGTAAGATTCAATGTCTTTCATTCTTTCCTTCAAAGGCTTTTGAATTGACATTGGACCGACCTTCTTAGCGAGGTCATTCTCAAATTCTAATAAAGTAGGCCACTCCTTCTCAATTTGGTCGAGTGTGCCCTTCCACTCTTTCAGAATTTGTTGTACTTTCTTGCCTTTGGCAAAAGTAGTACGATACTCTTCAGAATTCCCTCGTCGAGTCTTGTCTAAGTAGGACTCCAATCCG